GTCTTGTGGCGTTTGGCAATTTGGTAAGCGTTTCCATACTCTAGCAGAAAGATCAAAAAAGTTTGAGTATATTTACAGGGAAATAGATTCCTTACAACAGCTTAAAGCTACTATAGATGAATTGAAGCCAAAGTTAATTATCTATAACTGGTATCCTGTAACAATGACATGGTTATCAGAAGAATGGGTAGCTAAGCAGATCGAATTCAAGCAGTTTTTTATCTTTCATGATGGTTTTGTAAGGAAGCATTATGATGGCTATCTATTCACAGGAGCGGGGGAGAAAGACCCAGAGGCTAGGCGGATTTATTTGGAGAAGTCATTTGTATTACCACGTCCTCTGTTTGAATATGAAAATACCTATGAAAAGAATGAAATACCACACATAGGAAGTTTTGGACTTGGTGGTTGGCATAAAGGTTTTCCGGACTTGGTTACTATGGTAACTAATACTTTTGACAAGGCTGTACTGAATATTCATATGCCAACGGCTACGTTTGGAGATGCACAAGGTATGGAGGCGAGAAAGATTGCTAACATGTGTAGGGAACTCAATACCGATCCAGATATACAACTAAATTTGACACATGATCTCCTATCAAATGAAGGTGTTCTAGATTTCTTAGCTAAAAATGATTTGAATGCTTTTCTTTATTCTGCATCAAATGAGGGTCTCTCAAGCGTTATAGACTATGCTCTATCTGTACAAAGACCAATAGCTATTACGAATGATATGATGTTCAGACATTTTGCAAATGATGAGATCATAATTAGTGAAAATAATTCGTTGATTGATATTTTGAATAGAGGTACTAAACCTTTAGAAAAATTTTACGAGATGTGGAACGTGGGTAGGTTTGTAGAGGAGTTGGATAATGTCATTGAATCGAATATTAACTGATGTAGATAGGAAGAATCTTGAACCACTCATAGAGAAAATGTTTGAGCTATGTCCTGAAACCATGAGCAGAAAAATTCCACAGGCTAATGTTCAACAAGCTTTTGCATTAGATTATATAATAAAATTACTGGCTTTTTTTGATGGTCTGAGTATGTTATGTGTAGGGTCTTTCGAGGATACTGTATCAGAATCTTTGGAACAAACGGGTTACGACGTAGTAAATATAGACCCCGCCATAAATATGGATTTGACAACATTTCGTAAGTCAACAGATCAGAAGTTCGATGTTATCTTTTCAGTTTCTGTGATAGAACATGTTAAAGACGACGAAGAATTTATAGATGATATATGCAATCTTTTGGAGGATGGAGGAATCGCTATACTAACTTGTGATTTCAAAGATGATTACAAAACTGGCGACCCCCTACCTGCCACAGATGTACGATTTTATACTAAGAAGGATTTGACAGAGCGATTACCAAAGATATTAGAAAAAAATGATTGTTCTTTATTTGATGAACCTCACTTAGAAGAACCACCAAATTTTCTGTATCAAGGACATACATACAGCTTTGCAACATTTGTTTTTATGAAGCATTTTGTAAAGGAAAAGGATAGCAAAGATGGAAATTGACAAAAAAAGTATAGGAGTTCTCGTTGATGAGTTGATTACTACAAGTCTGAAATGTTGGTTTGCACAAGAAGTAGTAATGAGTTCAGAAGATGAGAAAGAGTTGGCTAAAGCAGCAAAGCAAGCACAACTCATGAATGCAAGAAGAAACTCTTTAATCAGAGCTATAGATACAAGATTGGGAGAGGAAAATATTTCTCCGACAGGTAAGACGTATGGATAAAAAGGTTATATTTTACAATCACTTTGGGAATGGAGATATCTTTGAATCCAGAGAATTCGTGAAAGAATACATGGAGAAGATACCGGCAGATAATTATTACTATGCACATGGGAAGGACCCAAAGATTCTTGCTGACATGACAGAACTCCAGTTTATGGATGTTACTGACACTATGAATGCAATGAAGGCAGTCCTAGTAACAGATAATGAAATCTATATCAACACTTGGATAGGAAGAGACGGAAGATATGTACTTCCAGGAATAGGATGTGTAGTTGAAAGTCTATATTACATGCACAATGAGATACTTAGTATTTTAGGTCTTGAACCATTAAAGAAAGAAATGATAGAGTATGTCCCTAGTATAGATTATTCTTATTATGAAATAGATAAAATAGATGAATTTTTGAACAAGAACACTAATAGAAAAGTTCTTATTTCAAATGGTCCAGTACAGTCGTGTCAGGCAGAGAATTTTGATTTCACTGAACCAATAAGAATGGTAGCAGAAACATTTCTAGATATTACATTTTTGGTAACAAGCCCCGCTTATATAAAAATGGACAATGTAGTCTATACAAGTGATCTGATACAGGCTGGGTTTGATCTGAATGAAATTTCTTATTTGAGTTTGTTCTGTGATACACACATAGGAAGAAATTCTGGACCACACGTGTTTGCACAAGTAAGAGAGAATTGGGATGATAATAATAAAATTACACTATCATTTACATATAAAAAGATAGCATCACATTTTATATATAAACTACCAACTAATATGAGAAAGCGGTGGTCAGGAGCAACGGATGAAATTGAGGTATATAATGCTATGGCTCAAGCTATAAGGAGAGGACAATGAGTACACTAATAGGAATAGTTACATTTGGTAATTTCGAATTTACCAAATTAACGGTAAGGGGTATAAGAGAAACCACAAAAAATTCTTATGATTTATTTGCTGTAGTAGGTAAACCAGAAGATATAGAAACAAAAGAGTGGTTAGAAGAGGAAGGGATACCACATGTGGTACATGATTATAATTATGGATTTCCATACTCTGTAAATGATATGTATGACTATGCGTGGAAAGAAAATGATTATGATAACTTGATAATAATTGGAAATGATGTTATACCATATCCATACGCCATAGATTCTTTAATCGAGGTAGCTGAGACTACGGATTACGATTGGATTTGTGCTAGACAACTAGATGTTAAGACTTTAGTAAAGGTATGGCCTGAGACACAACAGTATTTTGAAGGGGGAAATTTTAAATTTGAAAGATTTGATACACGTCCTTGGGAAGTTGAGTCTGGTTACAAAAAGGAGATTGAAATTAATGGTACTCCGATGAGTGATGTCCATAATTTAGCATTATTCAAAAGAAGTGTGTTTGACAAAATAGGGTATATTGATGTGAACTTTTATCCTGCATACTATGAAGATAATGACTATGTTAGACGTGGACTTCTCTCTGATGTGAAATCTTGTACTGTCAATAATGCAATATACTTTCACTTCTGGAGTAGAACTATTCATCAAGGTTCAGGTGGTTCGAACCACATGTTCTTTAATCTGAATAGAAACTTCTATATAAACAAGTGGGGCGGGGATTTTTCACATGAGATATATGAAATACCATTCGACGGTAAGGAATATACCCTAGCACCGGAACTTGTTTTACAACCTGTATTATTTCTAAAAGACAGGTCACAAGAACAAGACATAGCTAGATTTTGGAAAAGAAAAGGTAGTTAATGGCGCTCACAGAAAAAGTAACACGGGAAGATTTGATACTGTATGAATTGATACGCCATCCAGTAATGTGTGGGGAGTTCTACAGACAGATGGATATCCCAGACTGGAAAGAAGAAACTTGGGAATATTCTTCGTATCAAATTGAATATTTAGCTGACTTTGGAAACTATGTTTCACTGTGTTGTGGTCGTGCTGTTGGTAAGACTGTAACACTTACAGACTACATCTTATGGATTTTGCTAAATGAATTATATGGTAATGAATATATAGTTTACACAGTACCAAGTAAGGTACACCTTGAGCCTGTATTCTTCAGTCTTATCAAAGTGTTGAGAAATAATCCTTTATTACAACATTATATTCAACCCAGGGCTGGAATTAATTCATCAAACCATACTATTAAGTTGATGAATGGCGCTCAACTACTATGCCGAATTGCAGGACAAAGCGGTACTGGTGCAAATGTTATCGGTCTACATACACCAGTAATTATTCTGGATGAGGCAGGTTACTATCCTTGGGGAACTTGGATGGAGTTACAACCCGTACTAAACTCTTGGCAGGATGGGCACAAGTTGTTTGTTTCAGGTGTTCCAACAGGATTACGAGAAAACAACGTTTTATATTACGCTGATGAAGTTGATGATAAGTTTAATCATCATAGAACATCAGCACATGAAAATCCTCGCTATACTGAGACTGACGAACATAGAAATTTGAAACAATATGGCGGTACAGACAGCGAAGATTACATTCATTTAGTTCTTGGAAGACATGGTGCACCTACATTTGCGGTATTTGATAGACGTCTAATGGAAGTAGATACCTACCCTGTTTACAAGGTAAAGATGAATGGAACCGAAAACAGTTATGGCGAAATGATTAATAAATTAGCGTTATTACCTAAGATTTTGGACGACAAAGTAGACCTAAAAATCATGGGAATTGACACTGGTTATACAGAACCTACTGCAATTGTGATATTATATGAGAAGAAGGGAGTACTGAAATTCCACGCCCGTATTCAAATGACAAAAGTGGAATATCAGGTACAAGAAAAACTAATAGATTTCTTGGATACACACTTCGGCAATCCAGAGGTAATAGGTGTTGACGCTGGTAATGAACAAGGTTTAGTTCACCACCTGATGAATGATGATGCTTTCATTCACAAGAACTACAAGAAGCGAATGTATTCTGTAAAGTTTGGTTCTTGGTTAGAGCTTGGTGAGACACCTGATGGTGAGGTAATAAAGTCTAAGACAAAACCATTTTCGGTTAGTTTATTACAAGAGTATTCGAATTCACATAAGATTGTATACTCTTCAACGGATATGGAATTAATCACCGAGATGGAGCGAATGACATATACCAAGACCCCTACAGGGGATGTGGTGTATAGAACTCTAACTCCTAGAGGTGGAAAACGAGGAGAAGACCACTTTACTGCGGCACTGCTTTGTGGAGTACTAACTTATTACATGATGATTGATGGTCGTCTGTTTTCTAAGCCACAAGTAAAATTAGCAACTGCACGGTGGGTGAGAGGATAATAATATGGCTAATGATGAAAGTGTAAAGGATGAAAATGTAAAGGATGAAAGTGTAAAAAGACTAGCGAAAGCGTCCTTTGCAATTTATCCATCAATGACTCAAACCATGACATCAAACCCTTGGATTGGGACAGTGGACAAGCTATCTTTTGATAACCACGCTACGTATGAAAAAGTTGTTAGGGATTGTAGATTTTATTTTAGACATGACCCACTAGCATCAACGGTTATTAATAAGTTAGTGGATATTGCAATAAATGACTTGGTTATCGAACCAGAGGGGTCTATCACGGTTACAGAACAATCAATCTTTAACTCTCTTAGTGAAGATTTGATAGATTTTCTACGAAAGGCTGCTTTTGAATATTTGATTACCGGATTGTTAGTTCCAGAAATAAAATTAACTAGAATAAATAAAGTGGCGTTGCGTGATAAATACATCAAGAGAATTACAAGTTTACTATATCCCACAAGCATGTGGATTCGTGACTCTAAAGACATTGAAATAAAACGACCTTTGATTACTGAAAAGGAATCATATTTCTTAAAGATTCCAGAAGAAGTTGTTATCTTTCTACAAAGTGGCGGTACATATGCTGATGGTGATAAAGATATTGAACTATACAGAGAAATAGTAAAGATGTACCCTGAGTTTGTTAGAGATGTTATAGAGAGTAATAAGTACAAGATTTTATTGGAAAACCCATTGGTTATAAAAGCCATAGCATTAGCAGATAGTGCTTATCCAATTCCTTATTTATATCCGGCTCTTGAAGCATTGAAACACAAAAGAAATCTTCGAAGAATGGATTATTCAGTAGCTGCCAGAGTTATAAGTGCTATTCTACATGTAACTGTTGGTAACGATGATTATCCATTGACAGAAGATCAAGAGGATGTTTTGACAGCGTTGGAAGAAAAATTCAAGTGGAGAGAGAACCTTTCAGTTGATGAAATCGAAAGAGTGTTTGCATTTTTCACTAACCACACTGTAGGACTTGAATGGATATTCCCAGAAGTTGATACACTCTTGGATGATAAGAAATATGAGACAGTAAATCAGGATATATTGGTTGCGTTAGGATTTCCCAGAATTCTAATTACAGGAGAGACAGAACGCTCGTTTGCATCTGATCCACAGATTGCTACGTTATCACCAATTCATACAATGGAGAAGATTCAGAAGAAACTACTACCCATTGCTAAGAAAGTATTTTTTGAGATGCGTCGTCATAATCGTGTGATAAGTAATGTCCCAAGAGTTTCATTCAAGCCTATCAACTTGATGAGTTTACAATTGTTCTATGATGGTCTACAGACTCTATATGAATCTGGTAACCTGTCTAGAGCATCATATACAAAATCATATGGTTTCGATTACAGAACCGAAATGTTACAACGTGCTGAGAATGAAGAATTGATTGAAGAATTAGACCTTGACCCTGTTGCACCATCAAATGTACCAGGTGCCGGTGATCCTGGACGACCAACAGAACCACCAGAATAATATCATTGGTGAAGCATTGTACCAATGAGAAAAGCTAAAAAAGGTCAAAAATGGTAAAAAGAGGGCTAAATTACGATGAAAACTATCAACATAATCGCAAATGATGTACAATTAATGTTAGAGGATGAGAAATTAGGCGAAGCTGTTGCCTCAATCTCTCTGAATCCGAATGTTACTTGGCTAAAAATGGTCATTACTGATGACAAACCCAACGCCAATAACATGCGAATTCCTAAAGAGGAGTTTGCAAGTGTCATAAATACAGCAGTATATATGCCATTAAAGATGGCTATGGGTGAGATTAGTGAAGGACATGAAGAAACCTTACCGATTGGTTCTATAGCCCATCTTACCAATGAAGGAGATCACGTAATAGCTTTAGCTGCATTATGGAACAGGGAGCGTCCTGAAGATATAGAGATTCTGAAAGAACGCTATGAAAACGGAAAGAACATTGATGTTTCGTGGGAGCTAAACTTTGACGTAACTGCTTCAGTTGAAAACGATGATGGAATTTTAGAACTAAAAAACGTAGAGATGAATGCGGTGACAATTGTAGGACTACCCTCATATGAAGGTAGGACCGGAGTTACTGCGTTAGCATCCAAAGAAGATGAAGGAGAATCGGAAGCTATGGATACAATGCATCATTAGATTTCTTCATTCAGGAACTAGTTTCCTTCAAGACGAAAGAAGATGATGACGATGATGAAGCTAACGCTTCAATAAATCTCACATCAAAGGTACCTGACTTAAAGAGAAAGTCAGAAAAAGATGTTGAGCCCGATGACATCGTAGCAGCGCTACGAGAACTAGACACAAAGAAATAAGCCAAAGGGTTCTTTGGAGGAAATTGAGAAATGGAAATTAATAAGTATACCGACATAATGGGAGTAGTAGTTACAGAGGATATTGTCGAAGGCCGTATGGTTGTAATGACCTCACATACTTGGGATCACAACTTCGGTTCGAAAGTTGATCTACCTGGTGTAAAACTACCAGCCGATTCAACTGAAGCCGCAATTGCTAAGTACTGTCTAACATGGCCCGTGAACAATTCCAATGCAGAAGGTCCAATCAAGATGTTTGTTCCTACTCCTAGTTTTGATTGGGCAATGAGAGCCGGTGGCTGGGATCAATCAGCTAACGTGCCTTTCAGTGCTGTCGTTCATTTGACATATCCTGGACATAAAGAAGGAGTTACAATTCCTTCTGGTTGGCAGGCGTTGGCATTTGATCGTGGTGTCTTCACTGTCCCATCCGGTGCATTTGTATATTCAGCAGACCTTGTAGCTGGTGCACCTCTGGAAGTTCTGAATACAGCAGATGATGGAGCAAGTGAATCAGGGAAATTAGCGTATAACGCAGCCGGAACGATAGCGGTGGTTGAGAGATTCGATTCAGACGAATACTCCCTAACATTTAGGACTCTATAAAAAATAAGGAGATAGAAACATGGATGAGAAGAAATTGGCTTCAGCCGTTGCATCTATGATGACTGATCCACTAAAGCGTGATGCTTTGGCGGAAATGATTGTGGAATTTGTTCAACCAAACCACTTAACAACGGACTTTATTTCAGGTCTGTTGAGTTCCCGCCGTCTAAAACCAGGTGATTCACTTGTGAAGAAAGTTCGAAAAGGCATCAAGGTACGCACGTTGGTACCTGGCGCTGTGCATCTAGCTAGTGAGATCACAGTTTCAGAACGTATGAACTACATTCTGGACGGAGCAGACGTCAAAGTTACCTACAACCAGTGGGAACTTGAAAGTGGCGAGATTGGTACGATCCAAGAGATTCGTAGCGAGATGGCCGCAAAGCTCAATGACTATTACATCAACAAGGTATACACTGCCCTTGGTTCAATTTGGAACGCTTCAAATACCCCAAGTAACTATACTTCTGTTGGTACAGCAATTGATGCTACGTCACTCGAAACAGCCATTAATCAGATTAACCAGACAACCTCTGGTGCGAAAGCTATTGTTGGTTCACGTGCAGCCGTAACTCCGATTACGAAGTTTGGTGCATTCTGGACTGATGGTACAAACGTTGGATATGATCCAAATGATATCCAGGCTATTCGCCAGACCGGTTGGATTGGCCGTTATTACGGTGTTCCGATTAAGGTCGTTGAACAGTCATATGACAACCCAGAAGACTACAACAAACTAGTACCCGAAGATTATATCCTTGTAATTGGTGAGGGTGTTGGTGAATTTATTACTTACGGCGACGTGAAAACGAAGCAGTGGAGTGATATGAATCCTACGCCACCACAATGGATGCTGGAAATTTATCAGCAATTCGGTATGATTATTGATAATGCAATGGGCATTTATATGCTCGATAATTTGTCATAAGTTTAGGTTATAGGGGGACGTTAACTCGTCCCCCTTATTGCCTTATAATTAAATAAAGGAGAGAGAAATGTCTAACACAGATTATGATGTTTTTTCTGCTATGCAGGATGGCGAACCACTGGCAGTATATAAAAAAGGTATTTTGGGAAAGGTTCATGTTGTTACTCTTAATCCCTTCACGGAGGAAGCGGAAGGGATTATTTTAGAAGGAAATCCAGCTAAAGCTGATGAAATTGAGACACAGATTATTGAACTGTGGACAAAGAAAGCACAATTGTTTTTTGAACGTATGAATAAAAAACATATTGCGGCTGGACGATTAAGCTTGGTTCAACGAGCAACATTACCAGTAGCAACACCATCACCCAATATTATTTCAGACGAGGAAATTGATAAATTATTAAATTCAAAATTCTTGGCACTGAAGGCACGTTTAGATAAATTTACAGACTCAGCTCCTGTATTCAGACTTGTAAATAGAGCTAGAGAATTAGAAAAATCAGAAAAGATCATTAAACATATTGAAGAGAGAATTTCACAACTTCAACTAAAGAAGTATGAAGTACCAAGGATATCAGAAGTCGAGGAATAACAAATGACAACGACAGTAAATCTTTCATATATGATTCCAAGGCTTAGGCTTCATTTGGGTGATATTGATCCCGATAGTTACAGACACTTAGACGAATGGCTTAGACTATCGTTGGTTGTGAGTGTAGAAACATTACAAACGTGGTGGAACTATAAGTATTTGATTGATGATAATAACGATGTGTACCGAAACTCTAAAATTAGGTTTTTACACTCACAGCCTCCAGTAATACAGAGGGCTGATATAAAACCAATCATTTTAATGGCAGCCATTATAATCAAATCGGGAGATTTAGAAAACTTTTCATGGAACGTTGGAGCTTGGCGTGATGCTGAGATTTCATATTCCAATATTGAAGGAAGTCGAAGAAAAGGTGATATGTTAACAAGAGATTGGGAGGAATTGACTAGTATCCTGAAACCTCCTCAAAAGAGGCTTGCAGAGTCAACTAAAGGACATTTGCCAGGATATGTGGGTAATCCATTTGAACACGATTAACGGAGGTCTAGGATGTCAGAAGGTAAGGTAAGAATACTATGGGTAAGTGATGGTGAAGCACCTACAGGTTTTTCAAGAGTGGCGCATAATGGAGACTTGTGGGGGTTTGGTAGATTTATTAGTATGATACGGTTTATTCAACCACATGTGATTTTTTTGTTGAATGACCCTTGGGTTCTACAACAATATTTAGCAAGCATGATTCAAGCAAAGGGAGAGCTACCTGGAATTGAAAATATTCCTGTAGTTACTTACTTTCCCGTTGATGCTAAAGAACACGATCCTACATGGTTCAGAGATTATGCAGAATTAGTAGATAAGATTTGTGTATATACAAAATGGGGTAAGGATGTAATTTTGGAGACTGGTTCAATAAATCCAACACTGGTTGATATTTTACCACATGGAGCAAGTTCAAACTTATTCTATAAGATTCCAGATGTTACAGAAGGAAAGAAGGTACTAAAAACAGGAAGACAAGTAGCTAGAGAAGCTATCTTTCCTTTGAAGGGAAAGCCAGAATTTCTAAATTCTTTCATTGTGCTTAATGCTAATAGAAATCAACCACGAAAGAGAATTGATATTACACTAAAAGCCTTCTCAGAATTTGCGAGAGGGAAACCTAAAAATATAAAGCTGTACCTTCACATGGGAGTGAAGGATATGGGGTGGGATATTGTACGTCTTGCACAGAGATATGGCTTCGATGAGAGACTAGCAATTAGTTCTTCTAATCCGAGTCTACCCCACGTTCCTGATGATAGGCTAAATCTAATCTACAACGCTTGTGATGTTGGTTTACAAACAAGCATGGGAGAAGGTTGGGGCTTGACATCGTGGGAACACGCGGCTACAGGAGCACCTCAGATTGTACCTGACCATTCAGTACTGCCCGAAATTTGGGGTGATGCAGCAATGTATATACCTACAATTGCTGACCATGTTTACGAGGGCACTCATACTGTTGGCAGGGTTCCAAGTACAGATGGCTTAGTTGAAAAACTAGAAGAGGCATATCAAGATTGGAAAACCGGCGGCGAGATGTTAAAGGGTTTGGGTGAAAAAGCTATTGCCGTTACTAAGAAACCCAAATATCAATGGAAAAATATCGCCAAGAAGTTAGATAAAATATTCGATGAAGTAAAAGGTACTAATGTCAATACACTGGCCGGATAACACGACTGATATTATAGACGATATAAGGGATGCCATTGGTAGGAATGTCACCATATACACAACAGTATCTGGTATACCATGTCCTGCTTCAGGTTGTAGCTTGGACCCTGTTACTAATTTATCGGTAAATCAATTCTGTATCACATGTAGCGGAGATTATTGGATAGATACTGCATCCGGTGTTACAGTCACTGCACACGTTCGAATGAAAAACGTAGACGTTCCTGTTTGGACTGTAGGCGGATTTATTGTAGACGGTGATGCTCAGATACAAGTGAAGTACACCGTAGCAGCAGTATCAGCCATAGAAGGTGCAGAATATTACGAGGTTGATGGAAAAGAGTTTATTCAAAAAGACTTATCATTCAGAGGAGTTCCCACTGTAAACAGAATTGTGGTTACACTGGTAGAAAAGGAAGGTTAAGATGGATTCGGAAATTACTATTGAAGGTTTGGATATGATTGATGTTGTTCGCTTCATCAGTCGTAAGAAAGATAAATTCATCGCTATTGGACTTGCTGATTTAGAAGAAGTAATGGACAAAGATAGCAATGAATATAAATTTGTGAGGAAACTATTCTTAGATGCTTTCAACGATTACACACGATCAATTATGAGAACACTATTTGGTAACGTTGAAGGCTTAACGATGAAATAATGGTAACAAGAGAGTATACACCAACATATATTCCATCACTCACACATAAGTCAAGAGAGTGGGCAAGTATATTTCAAATGAGGTCAGAAGAAGCCACTAAACGATTATACCCCATAGCTCTCGGTGAGGTTTTAGATGTTATTGTAAGTATCATAGAAGAAGAACTAGAATATGCGATAAATAGTTCAAATGAGTATGATAGATATCAATGGATGTTGGGAGCACTAAAAGATAAATTAGCTGTTCCAGAGGCAATAGTATTAGACAGTAATACTGGTAGAATCTATTTACGGGGTGGTTTTGAAAATTTAGGTGGGGATTCTGGTGATTTTTGGGATGGTGTAGAAGCTGTACGAGCTGATTTGAGAGAGGATTCTGAGAGTACAAAAGTATTATCAGCTGCTCAAAAAGCCGCTTTCTGGGCAAACAAAGTGTGGCCTAGTGATTACTACTATAGTAGAACAATGGCTGCACGACGTAGATATTGGGGAGATTTAACTCCTTGGTGGATATGGTTAGACTCTGGAAACAGTGACTCTACATATGCTTATCCTACAAGTGGTGCAACATATTTTGTTGATAAGGCAGAGGGTCGTGCAAATGAAGTTTTTGAATTAGCGTTAGACGAAATGGCTAATGAAGCAGAAAATATCGTTTATGAGGCAGTTGATTTGTATATATCGGACCCAGATTCATTTCAACCATTTGATGTTTTAGCATCATTCTGGGAACAAGGACGACCTTATGAAGTGTATATAACAGAAACAGGTAGAATAGGTACCCGCTTAGGACGTTAGGAGAAATGAATGTTTATTGAAAGACTACAAGACCTAAGTATATTTCATTGGTTGCAGGATGATATCCTGGTTACTTATACAACGGTTAAGGTGAACGACGGCTTTCCACAAGAAGACTTACAAATTCCTTCAGTCTCGGTTGAATCACATGATATTCGTCCTAGACAAAAGGAGTTGGGTAATAGAAAAAGTAGACGACAGCGAATGTGGACTATAGAAATAATTGCGTCTAATAAAGCCCAAAGAGATGAGCTTACGTCTATTGTTTTAGAAGACTTGGAATATGGAATTCCCGTTTATGATTATAATGAGGGTTTTACACCATCCATTTCCCCAACGGAATTAGGGCTATTACGTCCTATAGATTGGGAAGTGAGGACGGTAAGGATTTTTCCAGACTTGGTTGAGAAGTTGTACTGGAGAAACACTATAAGATTTTTTACAGAATATAACGCAATTTAGGAGGAAGTTAGATGGCTAGAAGAGTAGCAATACCATCTAAGCACGTCCAATTAAAACTAGTTGGCGAAAGGGATTCGTTAGTAATTCCAAGAATTCAGCGTTTGTCACTTAATGCAGATAGACCATCAACTGATATTGATGAGTTAGGTAACAGACTACACGCTGGAACTGTGGAAGATGTTCCTAACGTAACTGCGACATTCCAGGCGATGGATGTTGGTATCAAACTGTTCTCAATTTTGACAGGTACAGATGCCACTTCTTACCCTGCGTCAGGTGTGAGTATTTCTGAGATTGGTGAGGTAGACCTTATCGCAGCAATCAAAGATTACACAGTGGAAGATTATGTGAAATTTGCTCATGCTCGTAAATGTACTGTTCGTGATTTTTCATTCAACTATTCAGTTGATGGAGAATCAACCGAAGAGTATACACTAATTGGTACGCAGAAACGTTGGTTCAAGAATGATGTTGTTGTTGATAAGTTCATTTCTGGAACAGATTCATTCACACTCAATGAGACACCTGTAGCATTGAAGAATGGAAATGATTGTTTGACAGTAATTATGGATGGTGTGTATCTCGAAGAGGTTGCATCATCACCAGCAACAGGTGAATATGAAGTAACAGGTACAACCCTGACTACTTTTGACACTCGTACAAGTCAAGTACTAGCGATTTACCAAGCAACGCCAACAGGAACTAACTGGAGCGATGTAGACGATGACACAATGCCAGCCGCTATCCGTGGTTTAGATGTACCCGTAGTATTACTGGCAAATGGTATTGACAGAGTACAATCAGTTACGCTGAATGGTACTTTCAATCCTGAAACAGTACGTGAAATGGGTAACCGTGATGTTGTTGGTTATCAGTTACAAGTTCCTAGTGTGACAGGTACTATCACAGTGCTTGACACCGATACAGAACTTGTTTCTCTGTTCACAACTGGAGAATTGAACCCAGCAGACACAGAATTTCAGGCTTCAGAGTATACAGCGTCCGGTATCAGTTTGGACATCAAGATGCAAGACCCTACTGATAAAGTGGACCCGTTTACTATTTTGAAAACTGTATATATACCTACGATAATCGTAACAAGTGATGGGTTCACATCAAACGTGAATGCCAACGCACAACAGACATTTGATATTAAATCAGAAGATGGTGACATTCAAGTTTTCGAAGGCGAACGTTCATAATTTTCTGAATACATAGCCAAAAGGGATTACAAAAGGGGCTACATACAATCATTGATTGGTATGTGGTCCCTTTCCTTAATTATAGGAGCGGAGAAATGAAAAATGTAGAAAGAAATGACGTAGATATTACCAAACTTTTTAGGTACAAGACAGAAGTTGAGGTAAAGGATGAAATGACCGGTGATAGTGGTAAGTTTTACTTACGTATTATCGGTGATGCTGATTTAAATAGAGCAAGAGTATTTGGTCTACGTAAAGCAGCACAGTTGCGAAAGGAATTAAAAGACCCAGAATCAGAAATAAGAGAAGCCTATATTACAGAGTTCACAGATGTTGTTTCAAATGAACTATTAATAGAGAGTATTCTTATCATGAGAACTGGAGAAATGCAACGGGAAATTGTAAATATGACGGATGTTCCTGAACCTAAAGTCCCTAAGAGCACTGCACCACAGGAAAAACAAGAGGCTTTTCAATTAGAAGTAGATTCTTATGAAGAAAGATATCGTAAAGAATATGGAAAAAATGCTAAAAAAATAGAAAAGAGAGAAAGAAAAGCTTTTGAAGGTATTGATGCTACAGAGCTTTATGCACTATATGAAGGAACGGTCATTGATAGAATGTGTACAGAAGAAATGACCACAAGATACTATGAAATGTGTGTTTTCACGGGTACATATGGTGATCCTGATTATAAAAAAAGAGCTTTTGCTGATTTTGAAGAGTTTGACAACGCATCATCTCATTTGAAAGATAGATTGATGGAACAATACAGACACTTAGAACTTGGAATGTCAGAACTAAAAAAATTACCAGAAGCAACGGAATAGCAAGTTTATGGATGGTTTACAAAAATAGCCATCTTCCGTTGCATGAGGGTTTACCTCCAGTAGATGAATTACCTTGGACAATTAGTTACGTAATGAAGAAAAGAACACAAATTGATTCTTTCAACGAATTACCAAAAGAAAAGCGCCCACCAGATAGTATATTATGGTATGGGACTCCCGAAGAATTAGATATTTGGTTCGACAAAGTGCTTGATAGAAAGGAAACACCGGGCCAAGAAGTTATATTAGATATTAGAGAAGACGAAATAGGATAATATACAAATGTCACCAGTCAGAGGAACAACGGTTGCCGGAAACCAGGGCCAACGTGTACAAGCATCTATGAGAGCGCTTGTAAAAGAGTTGCAAGCTATTGCTACTCAGGCCAATCTTACGGACGATCAATTAGAACGATTTGAACAAATATTAAATACCATAAGTGGTGCCAGTGGTCAATTTGCTCCTAAAATGGCAAAAGTAGCTTCAGCTATCAACGAGATGGCTGGGGCATTGGCGTCTGCTGGTTCTCCTAACCGTGTTACTCAAATCAATGCTGTAAGACAAGCACTATTTCAATTAGCTAAAGATTATGAAAGGGTAGGAACTGTCCAGCGTCAAATGCAAATGATTTCTGGACTACCGCCACAAGAAAGATTAAGAGCCGGTATGGAATACCGGAGTGAATATCAAACACAAGCTGGTTATTTGCAAAAAGCTGCCATGACTGCTCAACCACAAGACTTGGCAGGTCAATCAGCAGCAGCAATACGAGATCAAATTGGTGCTAGAGCAACCGCACTACGACTTGCTGATGAAATGCAGAATAAACTTCTCCAACAGTCTGTTGAAGAAAAGAAAATAACCATAGAAGTAGAAAGACGTGCTACCGCAGAACAACAAACTATTGTGGCTCTTCAACAAGCTGTAGAACTTCGTAGAGAGGGATTTAGACAATCACTTGCTGGAAGGAGGGGTTTACAAGAACGTATAACAGAGGGAAGACCATTAGGTGTTGCTGCTGGTGAGGGCAGACTTGGGGCACTCTCTGATGAAAAGTCCATTGGACAAATTCTTCAAAAGTATCGTGGTTTTATTGGTACTGATGTTGGTGTAGAAAATCTTCGTAAAAGAATGGAAGCTCTTGGAATTACTAATGCAAGGGTAACATCTGCAACGGAGGAACTATCCACTGGTGTTAGAACGTTTGGGTTTGCTATTGATAGAAATGATGGTTCTGTAGCGAGAGCTACGGTAAGAATAGATCGTTTCGGTAACATAATGAGAGATGTTGGTACTAGATTTAGAAGTTGGTCATCTGCCATTAGTAATAACCTGATAAAAGTTGTACAATGGGGTCTAGCAACGGGTGTGGTATATGGAATTATGAGAGGGTTCCGTCAAGTACTAAAGGAAATAATTGACATAGAAAGTGAATTAGCTAATGTACAAATTGCATTAGGAAAAGGTGCTGGCGATTTAAATACAATATTCAAAGAAGCAGCAGAAGTAGCCAATCTTACAAGTTCAAGTGTAAAAGGTGTAATAGAAGGTTATACATTAGCTTACCAAGCTGCTGGTGAATTTGAAGACCCAACGTTGAGAGCAGCCGCTGCAAATAATCTATTACAAGAATCTATGATCCTTGCAACACTTTCAGGCACAAATCAAGCTGAAGCAATGGATACACTTGTTGGTGCTTTACGTCAGACGGGTCAAGAACTTACAGACGGGCGTGAGCTATTAGATAGATGGGTAGCAGTATCCCGTGAATCTAATGTATCATTGAATACACTAGCACAAACTTATGCTATTGTAGGAGCTACAGCAAAAGGTCTTGGTCTATCATTTGAAGAATTGAACGCTCTTACAGCCACACTAGCGGAAGCAACTGGTTTATCAGCAACAGAAACTGGTAATGCTATCCGTGGTATTGTGGCTGGTTTTCAAACAGCTCAAGCTGAAAAGGTTCTGGATAAGTTTGGTATTGAAACTAGAAAGGCTACGGGAGAGCTTCGTAACTTCTGGGATTTGTTAAATGAGGTTTCATTCTTGTTGCAAAGTGGTGCTATTTCGGGAGCAGAACTTACAGAGATTGCAAACGCTATTGGTGGAGGTTATCGTCGTGGTGCTCAAGTACAAACAATTCTTGAGGGTATGTCTAGAGCACAGCAACTTGTAGGAGTGCAGATGAATGCTTCTGGAGAAGCTGCTGATGCACTTGATACAAAGATGGCAACATTACAATCTGCAATAACTCGATTGGGAAATGCATTTACTAATCTTGCACAAGGTTTAGGAGATGAGGGTGGTTTTCTAGGTGCGTCTAGAGGAATCGTAGAAGTTCTGACACTCTTTGTGAATGTTTTAGACAGCTTAGTTTCTGGCTTGGGTAAAGCCACACCACTGTTGTTAACATTTGGTGCTGCTTGGTTAGCACTTCAAAGTGGGCAAGGGAAAGCACTGTTAGGAAGACCGGCTGGAGGACTTCTCACAGGAGCTGCAAGAGCGGTTGCACCACAAGGTTCAAATCTAATACAAGATCGTTTAGGTGGACAGTATGGATTTGCAGCCGGATATACTAGAGGTGGTGCCGCTGGTGCAATACGGGGTGGTGTACAAGCAAAATTAGGAGGAATAGACCCTCTTTCATTAATGGCCGCAGTTGGGCCTGCATTACTTACTATAGCAGATACTATAAAAAAACCAGCCGGTGAGCAGGTAGAAGGGTATGAAAAAGCTGGTGTTCAGATCGCAGGAGGTATCGCAGGAGCACTTATTGCTGGTCCTATAGGTGCTATTCTTGGTAGTACAATCGGTGGTGCATTTGCTGACGCTGTACTTGATGAAGACAGAGAGATTGGTGGTCGTTTAGCAGAACACTTCTTGAGAGCTTCTGAAGATGGTGATAGGGATGAGCCTGGAGTAACATTAAATGAAGAGCTTACACGCTCATTACACCCTCTTGTACGATTAGGTGCTGACCTTGCTTCATTTTCAGCTCGTATAGTAGAATGGGTTGGACCAGCAAGAGGAAGTGGAATTGGTCAAACGCCTGATGAGGTATTTGAATCTGAGGACGTTCTTATTGGTTTATTAGGGGGTCAAATTGGAGCAGATATAATTCAGAGACTAATTACTGATGAACAACGAGCACAGTTTGAAGAACTTTGGAATGAAATGATTCAGGCGGGAATAGAAGCAGGTGATATTAGTGGTCCATTCAGAACATCGGTTCAGGAAGGTATACCAGAAATTGAGAGTACAGCAGATGATGTAGTGAAGGCATTTATAAAAGAATCTCAAAGACAGTTTGTATTAGGTGATATAGATGTAAGTGATATGTTTGGTATATCTGAGCTTTCTGTTCAAACAGTAGCCCCAGCACTCTCTCAATTGAAAGAAGCGCTTTCTTTGGCGGGAGTTGATATAGGAGTTAATGAGTTAACAGATAGTTATCTAGACTTAGATGACGCATCTAGGCAATTACTTGATACATCATCTAGGCAAGTAATTTCAGCGGCTGACCAATTAGATTATTTGAAAGACCATGTTCTAAGAACAGATGAAGTTTCAGATGCAACAGTAAAATACAACACTGCTTTAGCGAACCTTGCTGTTCTACAACAAGTGATTTCACAACGCCAAGTACTAGCAAAAGTTGATGAACGTCCCGTTGTTGATCTTGGTAGACTAACACCACAACAAATACAACAGGTTAGAATAGAAGCTGATAGGGTACGTGATCAGTACGCCAGCGCTTTTGCAGATGGTGATGAAGAAGGAGCAGCATTATGGATTGAGGCTATGGGTGATGTTCTTATTACTGAAGGTGAGGGTATTGGTAAGGCATTTTGGGGTGAATTCTTTGATCAAGACCCAGAATATATCAAAACTGCAATTGAAAACTTAGGATTAGAAGATGCCATAAAGGAAGCCACACAATTTGGTTTACGTGACTTACGTGATCAGTTAGGAGTAGCCGACTTCCCAGCTTTGATGCGTAGATACGAACAAGTAAAAGGTACAATAACTAGTGTATTCCCAGATTACGATGTACAAGAAGAACCACAGGGCTTGATTTTGAAGGATGGTTTTAGAACAATACATGCTGACATGACACTATTCAATCTAGCTATGCAAGATTTGATTGATGTAAATGAACAGCAATTAGAGGGTGTGTGGAACTTACCATCGGGAATGACAGCAATGGTCGCTTGGAGTTCCTTATTCTCACGTGATATATCATCAGGAAGTTCTGCTGCATTTCCGTTTGAAATGGGAGATGGTACCGGAATAGTTGAAACAGCGGGTGGTAGAGCAACACCACCACCAAGCGGTGAAATATTCACAGATGCTAATATGACTCCTGAGTTACAAGCGTTGAAAGATAAAGTTGATAGATTGGATGCCTTAGTTGAACTTGGTGCTAGAGAAGCTGGAGTTGGAGTACAAGATTACGCAGCACTAAAAGATGACGCAGAAGTAGCACGGGGGGATTATATGGCAGCTTTTTACCAAGCTGTTAAAGAAACAAATCTTGGTGCAGGGGGAGTTGGTACAGGAGATTTAACTGCACAGGAACCAGTAACCACTGAAAGTATTGTACAGAGCTTTCAAGAAGCATTTCAATTAGAAAATACGATAGAACTAAATGCAAGTATTAGACTAGTAGTAGACGGTAGAACACTAGCCAGCGTTGTAAAGCAATATCTGTTTGAGGACTTAGTACAAGCCGCAGATAGATCGCTTGGTGGTGGTAGTGGCTACGTAATAGAGGCTGAATAATGTCTTCAATTTGGAAACTAGATGGACAAGATATATACGTAGATCAGTTTAATCAAGCTGGTAAAGGGGAATCAGCAGAACTAAACCCTTTGAACTCCACAGCTAGTATTCATCACAAGATTTTTGAAGCTGATGATGAATTACAGTTTCAAGGAACGGTGATAGGAGAAACTTATGAAGGAAATATACGGGATACCTATCTATCAGAGGTCACACTTATCAGTGATTTGGCTTCAGGTGGCTATACTGTTTACGTCACTAATGTACAGTCCGTCAGACTCCAGTCATTTTCTCAATTTGTAGATTATGCACAAGCAGTGACCGCACCAGTTTATAGAATTACAGTGACCGCCAAGGTTGTATAATGGTTAAAGAGCTTACGTATAGTATAACAGGAATAGGTGCTGACGATTTAGAAGCGGTCACAGTACGTGAAGCATACAACTCTCCTTCGGCGGGTTGTGTTATCACTGCATATGATACTACACTGGGTCTAGGTGATTCTGTCTCTGTGTCTTTAGGTTATGGTGGTAGTAATACTAAGCTATTTCAAGGTTTCGTACAACAAATAGAACACAGTGTTCCAACTCATACAATAACTATAACATGTGAAGACGTTCTTACTAGAGCCGTGAACTATTTTATAGCATCGGATGATCCAGAAAATCCACTATCTTATTCTAATATACAGTCAGAAGATTTTGTAGAAAATATATTAGCTGAAGCAGAAATAACTAACTATGAGGCAGATGTTCCAGCATCGTACACATGGGCAACAGATGCTCCTGCTGAAGTAAATCTAGTTACAGCTTGGCAAGCAGCAAGTGAAATGGCAAATATGTTAGCGTGGCACATCTATGCTGATAGAAATGGTAAAGTATGGTTCAATGATCGTAGACCTTATGATAGTGGTACTGACAGTGCTGATTTTACATATGACGAGACTGCTGGGACAGATGTACTATCTCTACAATATCATAAATCAATTGAAGAATTGAGAAATCGTGTGGTTGTCTATGGTAGAGAAGGTATACAGGCTACAGCATCACAGGTAAGTCCTTACTTGTACTCATCTACTTATTACAAGACTGCTGTAGTAGGACATCCATTGATACAAACACAGGATCAGGCACAGAGAACAGCGGATTTCAACTTGGAGCTTTACAACCGTCTTACACAGGTAGTAAGTATGACAGTAGAAGGTGATCCAAGTTTAGAGGCAAGAAAGTTTGTAGATATTACTGGTAGTACTTTTACTACAGTTAGTGGATTATGGTTTATTTATTCTGTACAACACAAATTTGGTAATCAAGGTTATACAGTAGATATGCATTGTACGCAATAGGTGAGGAATGACTGTTTATAGTGATTTCATCGAAATAACAATAGATGGAACAGATGTGTCTGATTACGTTATAACGTATCAACGTAGTGAGTCTCTTTGTGAACCTGGTCAGGTATTTACATTAACAATGACCAGAAAGAAACTCGATGATACCTTTGTTAACATAGAGACTGCTGATCCTATAATCATCAAAGAGAAGTATGGTGGTTCACCAACGACAGTACTAAAGGGGTTCGTTACAAAAGTTGAAATCAATGCTGAGAGAGCACTGATGACAATTCATGGTGCGGATAAATATATTATGCTTGCAGATTACTTTATTCCAGAGCGCTTGGAAACAAGTGGACAAACGGTAGCATACTGGATAGAATATATTTGCAACGAGGCTGGCTTAGATGTTCAGTTTGATGTCTCTCCTTATGCGGTTACGCAAGGGGCTGGAGATACAGAGGGTACTCCCCTTGGTATGCAGAGTGCATTACAATCACTGAAATTACTTGAGCGGAAAGGAACTTGTTATACTCGTTATGATTCTAGTTCAGACAAAATCTTAGTTTATAGATTAACTACTTCTCAACCAAAAGTAAATGTTAATTCTAGCAATTTAGTTACAATAGATAGATCAGTAGCAACAAAAACAACAAGAAACGTTGTGAAAGTATGGGGTGGTTATAGATATGATTGGTTAACTGGACAAGAAGTATCATACAACGCTACCGCCAGAGCAGATATGCCTGAAATGGTAGTAGATCAAACAACTCTTATTTCTAGTCCTGAAATTAGAACATTTACATTTGCTAACATAGTAGCACAAAGAGTTCTTGCAACTACAGCGGAGTTGGATGATTTGGCTCTCTGTGAGTGTGCGGGACTTTACCCAGATGTGGAAATTGGTGATTGGATATATATTTCAATCAGTCAAGGTGAATTTGACTACACAAGAGAGCGTCAAGTTACAAGTATAGATGTTTCTGTGGACACAAACGGAGCTAGAACTACGTTTACAGTAGGGGAAAAGTGTCCCAGGGTCTCTGTAAGCCCTCCAGTAGTGCCAATCTATGTCACAGATACTAAAACCGGCGTAGGCGTCTCCTGGGACGCAGGAGAGAGCTTCCTGCCCTCAAATACAGGGCTTACAGCATCTGGTGAACTAAGTGGTAAGAGTATTGCTGTAAATAACTACGGTAGACAGATGGTAGTGACCGTAGCTGGTCTACATAAGAGATATAGTGGGCTTTCTACATGGGTAGATGTAACAAATTTACCTGACCCAACAAATGAATCAAATGATCTAAGTCCACTAGGGGTTACGGATTTAGAAATGATGAAAGTTGTTGATGAACCTCTAAGACCTTACACATTTCATATGATTGCGTCAGGTTGTCATCCTTCAGGTTGGTTTAGAAGTTATGTCTTTACAACCGAGGATTACGGTTATAATTGGAAAACTACTCAGATGTGGGCACCTGCGATGTCCGGTAGTATATCAGCGTCAGGATATCAAGAACATCAATATGCTCCATCTGGTAAAGTATTCGATGTGTGGACACATGACATGACGGCATCGTTGGGAAACGCTGTAACTGTTTTAGTGTCATCACCATATGTAGAGGTAGATGAGGAAGACCCAGCTACTATTTACTTTGCTGAGTTTACATCTGGTGGTGAAGTTTGGATGGGTTATTGGGATGGTACGACTAGAAATCGAGAACAGCAAGTGACAACATCTGGTTTTATTGTAGGTGTTAAACAGTGGTCATGTCCAACTAATAGAGATATAGCATATACGGCTATTGTATCCAATGATGGTCCTACTTCTGCATATACAGGGGGACAAACATATGTATGGAAAACTATTGATGGTGGAGATAACTGGACTGAAATACACAATGAATTACTAATAGCAGACTCGTCTTACGATTTCATTTCATCTTATACGGTTAATTTTGATACATCATCATCAGAAAGTGAAGTAAGGGTAGCATTTAATTGTTTTTATATGACTTCCACAGTAAATGTTATTTATGCAAAAGCCAGATTTGTAAAAAGTAATCCAACAGGAAGTACAAGTTATACAGATGACACCAGTTCAAGTATAGCTTTGGAATATTCAGCATATATAGGCGCTGGAGAATATTTTAATAATTATAGTCACAATAATAGCTATGTGAATCAAAACTTTAACCCTGCTTGGAAAAATGCAGTTATAGATGGTGTTACTTGGGCAGGAACAGGAGTTTATGGACAGGTTAGACGATCATCCGATAATGCATGGATAGATACACTTCAATGTGCTGTAGTGGTGAAATTGAACTTTTCTACTGAAACAGTTACAGAATTCAATAAGACTGAAGCATTAACTGGTTCTTTAATTAGTGCGTCACCAAGAGCAGTATTGTGTTCAGCAAGAAGTACAAATGGTATATATATTTATTCAATAGGAGGTCTTGCATTAGTATCATCATCTGCTTGGACGACAGAAGGTTGGGCTTACGTAAATCCTTGGAATGATTTTAATGGTTATGATAGTTTTTCAAAAGTTTTCATGGGATGGAAAGGAGCACCTGATTCTACATATCGTACAGTAGACACAGATGCTGATTATGATGATACAGACTTTGTTCCATCTACGGCTGGGGGAAGTAACAGAGAAGGTGCATGTCAAGTGAATAAACAATTTGATAGTGCAATAAAGCATTGGTGTGTAAGTTCTGCATCGTTTCAAGGAGACCCGGACGGCTTTTGTTATTCAGAAGATGGTATAACTTGGACACAACACTGGGACAAGGTTCCTGATGTTTTCAATCTATATGACTTTGCTTGGAGAACTTGGGAATAATGGCTAGTGTATTGTGGGAAACAGACGACTCATTTGATACCATGTACATTATTTGGTCAGGGGCAGCTACTCCTTGGCGAACTTACCTGTACGCAGATTATCAATATGTATATATATCACAAGCACCATCAATTACACGTTTGTTATTTGGAACAGCTAGTGGTATAGGAACAGCTAGTGGATGGATGGAAGAAAGAGATGTGACAAATATCTCTCCTGTTGGAGGTCATTTAGTACCATATGTATTAACACACCATCTAAATGAATGGGGAGATGCATTTTACACGGTAGCATTTGAAGCACCAACACTTATAAGTGCTTCTGGAGGGCAAGCACATCATAGTTACCACCCAGAATATACAAATAGCTGGGAAACCAAAGATCAAACATTCGGAAGAGTGGTGGACGTGGAATTTCCAAATTATTTGGAAGATTTGAGAGTATGTGTAGGAGTTTCAAATTCGGGATTTGTGAGAGTAGTACCAGTATCGCCAAGTGGTATAACGATATCTGGCTCATATTGGACAGATTGGAGTGCTATGGATAGTTCAGCAACAGTGACAGACTTAGAAGCGAGATGGATGTATTAATATGCCTGTAATTCTAAACCTTGAAGATAAGATAATAAATCTAATTCGTGGAGAACGCTACAAATGGTTCACTACTGGAGTAAACCTCGGTGGTGTTACCGGTGTTAGTGGTGGTACTGGTGCGCCTATTGGTGGGTTTATTGGACAACTTATTCAGAGTAAAGTTACTTATGACACAACAGAGAACGAAATATGGGACGTTCCTGTTAGTGGCGAATCACTTGTAACTAACTTGGATAGAATTAGGTTTAGACTTGCTGCCGTAGAAAGTGGTGGTGGTGGAACTACATTAGCTATTCTAGATGATGGTGATTGGGTAGCAAGTGGAGTAGAAACCTTAGATTTTATTGGAGCATATGATATAACATCATCTGGTACTACAGTTATACTAACATTCTCTGGTGGTGGGGGTGGTATTACCGACTTGGAGGATTTGTCTGATGTTGTTATTACATCCGTGAGTGATAACGAAGTTCTGGCATACGACTCAGGTGGTGATTGGATAAACCAAACAGCGGCAGAAGCTGGATTATCAGAAACAGGACATACTCACGTAGAAACAGACATCACTGATTTGGACCACGATGCAGTATCAATACAAGGAATTGGTGTTTCAAGTGTTACACCAGTATCGGGTGAGGTATTAGTATATAATAGTATTGAATGGTATCCAGACACTGTTTCGGGTGGTGGCGGCGATACTGATACAAAACAAGTAAAAGTATCTGCTGATGATACCACAGAAGGATATCTAGAAGATAAAATAGTAGCTGGGGCTAGTGTTACTGTTACTACGTTAAATGATGGTAGTGATGAGGACGTAGAAATTTCTGTGTCTGGTCTTTCTGTATTAGGACATTCACATGTTGAAGTAGACATTACAGACTTAGAACACGACGCAGTAAAAATTCAAGGACGTACCGTAGCAGCAACTGCACCAACTGATGGGCAAGCGTTAGCGTGGAACTCTATTTCAACAGAGTGGGAACCACAAACCGTTTCTGGTAGTAGTGGAACAGGGCTTACATATTTAGTACAGTTTGAAGATTTAACATCTCAAGTTCCAGATACAGCAGATGACTTCTGGCTATCACAAATTATGGTTAGCGGAAGTCTACAAGTACATAAGAACGGTCTGTTACAACAACCAGATAATTACTCTGAAACATCTACAAGTGGATTCCACACAGATTTCTCACCAATAAGTGGTGATGAACTTATGGCCCAATACCTGATTACATTTTCAGGTGGTGGTGGTAGTGACCACGATTCATTAACTGTTGAAGATACTGACTCTATAAATCTTGAATTAACTGGACAAGCTCTGAGTGGGTACGTATTACCAGGTGGTGTAGACCATGACCAATTACTCAATTTTACATCTACTGAACACTTCACAGAAGGTTCAATAGATCACGTAAATATTCAAAGTATTGGTTCTAACAGTCATGATGATCTAGATGCTCACGTAGCAAGCGGAAGTATCCACTTTACTGAGGAAAGTATTAGCCATCTTAATATTCAAGATATTGGCGATAATGCTCACTCAGCAATTGATAGCCATATTACAGACACCTCAATTCACTTTGATGAATTGGATGAGTTGTCGGATGTAAATGCAGGAGCACCAAATGATGGAGAGGCGTTAGCGTGGAGACAATCTGCGAATGAATGGGTAGCGTCTGGTCTTGGGGGAGGAACTGGACATGATGCTGTAACCGTAGAGGACACAGATTCATTGAATCTTGAACTAACGGGACAAGCATTGAGTGGTTATATACTACCTGATGGAGTAGATCACGATTCCCTTCTTAACTTTGAAACAGACGAACACTTCACAGAAGCATCAATTGATCATACCAATATTACGAATATTGGCACTAACTCCCATGATGATCTCGATGCTCATGTTGCTAGTGGTTCAATTCATTTTACTGAGGGAAGCATTAGTCATCTAAATATACAGGATATAGGTAATAATGCCCATTCTGTAATTGATTCACACATAATAGATACAAGTATTCATTTTGATGAATTAGGAGAGTTAAGTAATGTTTCCGCATCAGCTCCTGACACAAATGACTCACTTGTATGGACAGGAAGTCAATGGGGACCAGTAGCTATCAGTGGTGGTGCAAGTGGGCAGGCATACATTCTAGAAGATTTGACAGGTCAAGTACCGGACGCAGGTGATGACTTTTGGCTAGCTAATACACTTATGAGCGGTAGCTTGAGAGTTTATTACAATGGTTTAATTCAACAGCCTACAAACTACGCAGAAACATCAGCAAGTGGTTTTCACACGTACTTTTCACCAGTAACTAACGACGAGCTATTTGCTCAGTATCTAGTAAATGATTTGAGTGGTTCAGCAGTTGTTGGAACAATTCAGGTAGAAGAGAACGATGCAGTAATTCAGCAACGTTTAGCTGTTCTGAACTTTGAAGGAAGTGGTCTTGAAAGCGTTGTAGATGAAGGAAATAATAAGGTTACAGTCACCGTTAGTGGTGGGGGTGGTGCAGAACACGATCCAATAACCGTTGAAGACACAGCTTCCTTGAACTTGGAACTTACAAATCAAGCGTTGAGTGGTTATGTACTTGAAGCGGGCGTAAACCATGATCAGCTACTAAACTTTGAAACAGATGAGCACTTTACGGAAGCATCAATTGACCACACAAACATAGCAAATATTGGTACAAACTCTCACGATGACATTGACGCTCACTTAGCTAGTGGAATTATTCACTTTACAGAGGAAAGTATAAGTCACCTGAACATTCAGGATATTGGTTCTAATTCACACTCTGCAATTGACACACACATTACCAATGAACCTTCAACGTCAATAGCTACTCACGCAGCAATAGCCGATGCTCACCAAGACCCTGTTACAGTTACTGATACTGCCAGTTTAAATCTAGAATTAACAGGACAGGCGTTGAGCGGTTATGTATTAGATGATAGTCACACACACATTGAAGCTAATATCACGGATTTGGACCATGATGCTGTAAAATTACAGGGTAGAGCTATTTCTACTGCTGCTCCTGATAATAATGACTCATTAGTTTGGAACGGTAGTGTTTGGACACCAATATCAATAAGTGGTGGTAGTGGTACAGGAGAAACACTAGTTCTTGAAGATGTAACTAACCAAGTACCAGACACAGGAGATGATTTCTTTGTGGCTAACACTATGATAAGTGGTAGCTTGTCAGTCTTCTATAATGGTCTAATACAACAACCTACGAATTATGCAGAAACGTCTGCCAGTGGTTTCCACACTTACTTCTCACCTGTTACTAACGATGAGCTATTTGCTCAATATTTGGTAGAAGATGTGGTTGGAAAAGCTGTTGTCGGTACAATACAGATAGAAGAAGATGATGCAGTAATTCAACAGCGTGTAGCCGTACTAAATTTTGAAGGTGATGGTGTTGAAAGTGTTGTTGATGAAGGAAGTAATAAGGTAACTGTTACAATCAGTGGTGGAGGTGGGGGTGGAGTAACTGACCACGGAGCTTTAACAGGGTTGAGTGATGATGATCACCCACAGTATCCACAAGCAGCAACAGCAGAGACAATTTCAGGCGCTTGGGTATTTGCTAATACATTTGAACAGAGATATTATTATTCTTATCCATCCCACATTAAAACACAGGTAGCTGGTGGACTTTATCATGTTACAGACAGCTCAACTGGATTTGATACAACTGCTAATATTCGTGGAAATAATGTAGTTATCCTTGGCAACGCTGCCCAAGAACTTGCTAATTTCACGCCTACGGCAATCATTCTAAATGACCCAGGAAATGATACAGATTTCCGTGTGGAAAGTACAAATCAAACACATGCTTTATTTGTGGAAGGAAGTAGCGGTAGAACTACAATAGCTGGTGACACTCCTATTCCAGACCTTGTTGATTCAACATATTCATTAACTGTTGGTAGTGGTTTAGGATCAACAAATATTGGTATTTACACAAGTTCAGCTAAAATAGGAATGTTAGCATTTGCTGATTCTACTACTGGAACTGGTGCATATGAAGGTAGTATACAATACAATCATTCAACGGACCAAATGCATATTCAAGCAGGACATACTCCTGGTTTGAGCTTAACTGCATCTGAGGTAACTACTAACTGGAATGGATGGGACCAGGATTTCCGTATCAAGGGAGAAAATGACAATTATCTCCTTTTTGCCGATGCAAGTACAGATAGAGTCGGTATTGGTACAAATGATCCACAAGAGCTTCTACATGTAGATGGAGATATTCTTTCAAGCGGGTCAGCAATAAAAGTACTTGGAACTAGTCCATCATTTGAACTATACAATGCTGGAGAAACTTATACACATGCCATAGTAGCAAGTGGGGCATGGTTAACATTTGAGGCACATGATGCTCATTTTGGTGGTGACTCTGGTTTAACAGTATTAGAGCTAGAGCAATCATCTGGTGCTCGTTTCTCCCGTTATTTGGCTGGTGGAAGCACTCCTCAAGCAGCCGGTGTATTTACAACCAGAAAGTCATCTGGGACTATTTCTGATGGTTTTGGCTCAAAGCTTGCATTTAGAGCGTCTGATGATGATAGCGTTCTACATTGGCAGGGTGGAATAGCTTACGCTCAAGATTTCACTAATGATAGATCAGAACTCCAATTGATGATAAAAAGTGGTGCTGCTGATACATATGCTACAACTAAAGTTATTACTGCTGATTATACAGAAATAGTGATAAATGATCAAGAAGATGATAGAGATTTCAGAGTTGCCGGTAACACTATCGCAGATGTATTCAAAGTAAATGCTGGTGAAGATGTTGCAGAAATACATCAATACTTAGATTTCGATGGGGCTACTGCATCAGGTATTGGTAGATCGGGTTGGCCCAGATTATATGCTTATGATAATAAATTATATGTAACAGGCTTTGCTAGTAGAACTGTTAGAGTGGACTCACGGGAGCACCTTTCTACACGTATAGCCGGTGATTTAACATTAACAACAAGTTGGCAAACTCTCGATTGGCAAAATTATCTACATAATAATATTGTATTTGGCACAGGTGATGGTGAAATTGATCACGATTTATCTGTAAATCCTGATGAAATAACAGTTCAGGGTGATGGTACATATCAAATTAATTTGACAGTAAGTACAGTACTTACAACCGGCACAACAGGTACTAGTTGTGAGGCAAGGGTACTAAAAAATGGAACACAAATAGCTGGCTCATTGATATATCTATATAATCATAATGCTACATATTCGGGTAGTACAGCAAGTTGTACATTTGCAGAATATTATACTCATGGAGATGTATTAACCACAGAAGTAAAAAAATCAGGTACTGATACAGTTGTAGTGAAAGACACTGGCACAACATTTTATATAGAAAAGATTTCTCAGTAGGGAGGAAATAATGGGAGATAGTACTAGAGTAACTATAGCTAATATACAAACAGATATAGGAGAAGAGGGTAAAGCCCTTGTCTCCGATGGAGATGGTAATGTAGTACTTTCGGGTATTATTATTCCTACAATAAGATATGTCGAACTAGAACCATTTAGCTGGGCAGCAGAAGTTCCATGTTCTACAGGAAATGGTAAAGCATATTTTCATGTACCCGCTGGTCTAGATGGATTGTCCCTTGCTGAATGTCACGCAGAAGTAAAAACTGCTGGTACAACTGGAACTATGTCCATAATGATTGCCAACGAAACACAAGTTGTGGATATGCTAAGTACAGCTTTAACTGTAGACACAGGAGAAACTGGATCAGACGAAGCAACTCCTTATGTAATAAAAAGCAATGGTGATGAGATTATATCAGAGAATGATGTAATACGAGTTGATTATGATGCAGTACATAGCACTCCTGCTGAAGGCTGTATTGTAAGTATGGGGTTTAGCTAATGACTTATTGTAAAGGTGGAACCGAATCTGAGGTAGACGGATATAGAATTCATACTTTTTCATCAAATGGTACTCTTACTGTATATCTTCACGGTGAAGTAGAGATACTTGCTATAGGTGGAGGCGGAGGAGGGGCTGGTGGACAAAACTCAAACGGCGATGCAGGTGGTGGAGGAGGGGCTGGTGGCGTAGTCATTGAAACTGCTCACATATTAACTGTAGGTGCAAAATC